CTTGAAGTAACCTTCCAGCCCATTGACTATCGCGAAGCCAATCGCACCAGTCAGCAGCAGTTTGAATATCAGCAAACCATTCAAAGTGTGGCACAGTCTGAATTGGCTGATGACGAAAAAGTCAAACAATTAAACGCTGCTTTGCAACAGATCACAGCGCTGACTGTGACTGCATTGACTGCCAGTATTGGCAGCATTCGCACCCCCACAGCCACTGTGACTGAACACCATCACATTGAAGAATTTGTCAAGCATTGTGATCGCAACTTGTTCAATCGCATGCGTGACGCTGTGGTAGCACTGCGCAAAGAAACTGATTTGCCACCCATTGATATTGAGTGCGACAATTGTCATCACAAATATCAAAGCAACATCAACATGGATCAAGCCAGTTTTTTCGAACCCGCCTCCTGACCCTGACCTCAGAAGAAATTTCTGAATGGCTAGACAAAATGGAGACGGAGGCCAACAATATCCGAGCACAGGCTTTGAAAATGAGTTGGTACATGCGAGGTGGCAGCACCTATGAGGATGTGCTAAACATGAGCACTACCGAACGTAAATTGATCAGTGAACTGATCAAAGAAAATCTTGAAACCACCAGCAAGTCCAAGCTGCCGTTCTTCTAATGTTAGATCTTGAAACTGTGACTCGTGATATTGAGCACTGGATAACCACTTTTGTAGAAGTTCCGCATCCGGCCTTGGGCAACTGGCCGCCTTGCCCCTATGCTCGCAGTGCCAGACTCAAACGCAGTTATGAAATTCAACTGGGCACTGACCCTGCACAAGATCTACAACTTATTGCTGCACAGGGTTTGCCTGATCACAAAGAAGTCATGATATTTGTTTATGATCCTATGCAATGGCCAGCGGTTCAATTTGCCCAGGCTGTTGAGCAAGCCAATCAAGATTTTTTGCTGCGCCAGGATCTAATTGCGTTGCCAGATCATCCCGCTGACCCCGAAGTGGTCAATGAGGTTGTGATGAATCAAGGCACCTGGGCATTGGCTCTAGTGCAAGCTCTCAGTGACCTCAATGTCAAAGCTCGAGCAGTGGGGCGACAGGGATTTTATCATGGCTGGCCTGAGCACTATCTACAGGCCTTGTTTCAACATCGACAAGATCCCAGGCCATGACTTACCAATTTGCCAGAATTGATCTTGACAAGACCAACTACACACCCACAGTGCAGTGGCAATACATCACTGATCTTGATCACAACACACTGGCTCAGTTAGACAACATCTACCGCACATACTGTATCTACAAACATTTTGCCAGTGTGATGCCAATGTTTCACAGTCGTTACCAAGACCCCATGGCCGACATCATTGGTTACTACGACCTGGATAGATTGGTGGCTTGGAGTTTGATACGACGTTTAGACGATCACAATGCACTGTGTGATCAGTTTGCATGGACCTATCACAGACCGCAAATGCGACTGGGCATAGAAACAATGAAAACCGAATGTGCCATATACAAACAGCGTGGTTTTAAATACCTGTACCTTGAACAGGCACATCTTTACAAAAGTGAAATTGACGGGTTCGAAATACTGGGACCCATGGAGTAAACATGGCAGACTTATACACAATTTGGGCCGACAAAGAAGGCGACATATCAGACCTTGACTGGGTCAACGGTATGAAATCATTTTTTGATCACTTGATTGCCGAAGGCAAGATGCTGGACTATCGAATCACTAGATGCAAAATGGGATTCCGCAGCATAGCAGACATGCCTGAATGGATGATCATCATGGAGTTTCGTGACATGGCACAGATGGATTCGGCATTCCGTCGTGTGGCTCCACTGGAAGGCGAACTTGAAGCCAAGCACCGGAGCTTCAATCAGTTTGTGTCGGGCAACATTCAACATGCCTTGTTTAGAGATTGGCCTGATACATTTGTATGAGCATGCGTGACATTGTGTTGATTGCCATCAAACAAGAGGCACCAGATCTCAGCTACATGATGAACCTGTTTTACACAGGAGTAGGCAAGGTCAATGCTGCAATGACCGCCGGTGAAGTAATTGCAAAATATCGCCCGCAACGCATCATTAACTTTGGCACGGCCGGTGGCATCACAGTGGGCACTGGCCTACATCAATGCACTGAATTTGTGCAAAGAGACATGAGTTGTGAAGGGCTTGGATGTCACCCAGGACAAACGCCATTTGAATCTGGCGTATCAATTGGCACACCAGGATTGATTTGCAGCACAGGTGATAACTTTGTGATGAATCCACAACTTCACATTCCAGCAGATGTTGTAGACATGGAAGCCTATGCCATAGCCAAAACATGTGAACGATATCATGTGGAATTTCTCTGTTTCAAATATGTCAGTGATCAAGCCAATCATGATGCCCACAATGATTGGCAACAACAAGTATCTCAAGGGCAACCATATTATATCAACAAACTCCGAGAGTTAAACTTACTTTAGAGACTTGCTACGCAAGTCTATTAACTTCGCTGTCGCTCGTTAATGATTTATTTGAATCAAACGCGAAGCGTTTAAGATATCATCCAGATTAATCGGTCACACTTTGCCCGCTCAGGGCAAAGATTGACATCATCCGAGTAGCACAGTCACTAGTATTAGGGTATTTGGCAGAGGCGGTTGTCCGGTACCTCCATCCCAGTCTTTATCACAACGGCGCTGACAATTCCAAATACTAGCTTGGGTTGTCAGGTGTACGATCACTCGTACGTCTTTGGGCCTTTAGAAATTCTGTTCAAACAATCAAACCGCGGCTGTTTGCGATCGTCGTCCTGTCAAGGATAGTGATTGAGTGCTCGCTAGCGCGGCGAGGCTTCCGTCCCCGTTATTATCCGGTTGTCTCTGGGCACATGAAATTGACCTGTGCGAGTCTTAACTGCTTAACCGATTGATTATGTGGCTGCCGTGAACGCGAACTTGAATGTGACCGTTGTAGTAGTCAGTGCTTTCAAGCACACGTCGGGAAAATTGTTCTCTGGCTTCAATGTAACTGCATTCTGATTTGCTTTTACAATAGTATAGTATCTCTCTGCGAAACTGATCTTTGCCTAACAGTTCTACGTCTTTTAACAGTTCAGGTGAGCTGCCATAGTAGTCTTGCCAATCTGAATCTACTTTGCTGCAAACTTTGCGTTTTTTCTTGGTGCCGTTTTTGAGTTTGACTGTGCGTTGAGTGGTGCGAGAGAATTTGGCCAGTTTTTTGCCTATGTATTTGCGATCGTTGGTGACGTTGGTTATGATGTATACAAAGCCCACGCAATCTGCCGGGAGAGTTTCCACTGGTTGATTGTTGAAAAGCCATGTCATTCGGCATACTTAGTTGGTCTCCCATCCAACAGCATAGTTTTCGTCTACAATTTGAGTAGAACACTTTTGAGCACATTCCACCCAAGTTTTGTTAGTATCTGTAAACCCATTGCTGCACTTTGACCATACAGGATCCTGTGTAATTTCTTCAAATGTTCTATTGTTTAAATTCATTTGCTGCCGGTATTTTGCAAAAAAGCTGTCTGGCCAGTTTATGGTTTTGCTGCCGTGTGTTAGGCTAGTGTAGGGAAAACTAGTCCAACTACAGGGAAAAACCACACCTTCAGCATTGACATAGATTCCTCTATTGCCAATTTCGCACAAAGGTGTCACTGGCTGATCATGATAGTGTTTGTTTATTTGAATAAATTTTTGTTGATTGATTTTTAAGAAATCTTGATTGTCTATCTTCCTACCACTGAGATTGATGCTGTATCTTTCGTATCGATGGCTGGAACTGATATGTTCTGGGCTAGGTTCTAGATCGTCTTTGGACCCACCATAGGCTTGACCATATTTGCTGCCAAATTTTGTGCTTTTGGTTATTTGCAAAGTGTCCATGCCCAGACCACGAGCTTGATTGGCAATTTTTTCAATGTGATTTTGATTAAAACGAAAAACAATCATGGCCCAATTCAAAAACACATCAGCGTTGCAACCACGCACAGCAGCAATGCCAGACATTATGCTGTCCCAGTCGCTGTTGATTCTATACAAATTATTGGAATAGTGATCGTAACCATCAATACTGAAATTGATAGAATCACGATCATTTAACACAGCAGCTAACTCTTGCCACCACTGGGGCTTTTTGTAGCTGCCATTGGTAATGGTAACAATGTGTATGTCTGGATTAACTGTTTTGATGTATCTGCAAATCTCAATGTATTCTTTACAGTAGATTGGATCGCCAACGTCGCCGCACATGGTAACTCTGCGAACATGATTGCGCAACCGGTCTGGTGTAAAAAACTTTTGGACAAAGTCCAATGTCATGTTTTTGTTCAGCCAGGGTGTGCCTGGGTGTTCAGTTCTAGGGCATCGTGGGCACCGCAAAGTGCAAACAGCACTGGGCTCCAAATGCCAATGATAAAATTGCCAGTTTATGCCCATAGGTCCACTCGTTTGATCGTGGGATCAGCTGCAATGGTTTTAATTTTTTGTGCCAACACCGCGGGATCAAATTTCACACACTGTTGATGTGATATCATGGCAGTGTCTATAGGGCCAGGATTTATGATTTTGATATCGCAGCCACAATCCAACAACATGGCGTCCACAGCCTGTTGCAGAGCCTGTTTGTGCAGACGATATGGCCAATAGCCCAGTTCGCCATCTAGACGTTTGTGAGTGATTGAT